GTTCTGCTTGTAATTGGCTTTCTTGTATACAACTCATGCTAATAATATTTCATTAATAATTTTTTCACGATGTAATAATTTAAAACTAATCGAAGTTATTATTTCAGTAAATATAACTTTAAATGAAGTATCTATGTAAGTAGATATTGTTGTTATATAACAATCAATATTTTCGTATAAGAATATTGCATAGTAATATGATTCTTCATCTGTTATTAACACAGGTGTATATGCATAATTAAACACATTAGACTTATAAGCTTTACAGTATTCGTAAATATCATACGATAATACTGATATAAAATCGGTAGGGTTAACGCAACTAAAATTCATTTTTATATTTATTAGTAAAGCCAATCATCGTCGTCATCCCAACGATTTCTTTGATAATAATCACGATGGCAATTATCACAATAATTATGTGGACTTAAAATACTTAACATTGTCGAACATGATTTGCATTTCTTTTTATTCAACTTTTTATCAAGAAGCATCTGAGTTAATTTATCAATTAAAATCTCTTTATCTTTAATTATTTGTTCTTTTTCTGTTGAGTCATGATTTAAATTTCTAGTCATGTTTAAATATAGTTCAACTTCTGATATAATATCTTCGACATCCTTAGCATCATTATAATGAGAATGGATGGTAGGTGTTATAATCTTACCCTGAGTTTTATAACTTGATACCACCCTGCTGAAATAATATTTATTATTATATTTAACGGGGGCAGTTAAAAATGCCCACACGGTATCGATATCAAATTTTTCTCTTTCTATAATATCAGCAACTTCGAAATATCTTGTTGTTGATTCTTTACTAACTACATCTTTCAAAGAATCTGGAATAAAATCAATATCTTGAAAAGATTTTATTCTTTGTGCGATAGTCATGTTTTCATGAAAAGAACAAAACATCTCATAATCTAAACCAATATACGCTTTGTTTACAACATTAGTTAGTAAATATTGTTTCTTAATGTAATTCAGATCTTTTTGGTTTACGGCTGATACAAAAGAGTCTGAATTTGACAAACCATAGCGACCAGTCCTACCTGCTATTTGCTTAATTTCAATACTATTTAACATTCGATTTGTCACACCATCATATTTTTCCGCTTTTAGAAAAACTAGATAATCGCATGGAACGTTAATACCCATGCCGATTACGTCTGTACAAACCATTACATCAGTTTTTCCACTGACAAAATCTGAAATTTGAATTTTTTTAACTTCTGGAGGCAAATTACCATAGAGAATGGAAACTTTCTTACCTAAATTTTCAAGTTTTAATTTATTAACTAAAACATCTATTCTACTAAAAGTAACAAAAACACCACGATTAGGTGTCTTTTTACCAATACCGAAAGCATTATCTTTGAATTTAAATTCTTGCAAAACTTGGTGTCTTTTTACAGTATGTTTCTTATCAGTTTTATTTAAAATATTAGTGATAAGATGAAGTGATTCGTCGTTAGTGATTATATGTATTTCTTTTGCTTTTGCACTTAAAATAGCTTTCAGCCATGATTTGCCACGTTCTTTATCGCCGATCATAAATGCCTCATCAACAATTAGCATTTCATGCTCTTTGGAATAATTAAGCATCTCTATGGTACATGCTGTGAAATGAGCGTTATTAGATATTATTTGCTCTTCTCCCGTTACTAAACTACATCGATAATTATTACTATTAAGATTATCGTAAATCTCCCAAGCTAATAATCTCAGTGGTGCTAAATATACTCCGCTGCCTACTTCTTTTAACCTTTCAAGTGCTTGATACGTTTTACCAGAACCAGTTTTGCCTACATGAATTACATAATTAGTATCATTATTACTTTTCCATGTTGTATAGATTCGATCCTTAAATGCTGATGCATAAGTATCATTTAATTTTTTAATATGATTAGCTTTATTCTCTTCTGCTTTTTTAATAGCAGCTAATCGTTCAATTCTTAATTGTTGTTTTTTAGAAATTGGTTTATTCATTTTAAAATTTTGTATTATTGTTTAACAAATATAGTATTTTTAATTTTAATATGGTGATAATTTATCAATTCGTATAAAATTGTTTAATATAATATATTATTTATTTTGTGCTTGCGGTAATCTGCTGATTTTTTTATTTCAAGTATAATTGAATAAAAACATGCTTCGGGATAATTTTCATTTAAAATAGATAATGTATAATCGGCAATTTTTATAGAATTATATAGTTTATTTTTGTATTTCTTATTTTTTAGAAAATAATTAGATAAATATAACATCTCATAACATTGATTAATGTCTAGATTAGCTTTTTCAAATTCTGCCACACTATTTTTTTCTATACCTATTTTAAAATCATTGTGAAATGATTTTGCTATCAACATTGTTTTTTTGTAATATTTAACAGCTTGTTGTTTAGTCATCCAATAATGCTTTTATTTTCCAATTTCGATAATAATATAATCCGTTGGTTATATACTTTGATTGTATGTTGATGTAATAATGGTCAATAGTAGAATCAATAGATGGACTATATTTATACTTATACAAAATACAACATATACCTGCGAGATGGTCATGATCATTTTCAACAATTATTATAGGTAATTCTTTTTTGCTACCTAAATAAAAATTTTCAACGATGTCATTGCGAACTTGTACATCATTTAAGAAATATATTCTAAATTCGGTATAATTGGATGAATCCATATTATAACCTAAGGAATAACTCAATATATCAAATTCAATATCATTTACTATAAGTAGCATTTTCAAGTACAGGTTTATTTAATAAAATTCTATTATCATTAATACGTTTAGTACCTAAATTATAAAATTTTTCTTCTTTTTCTATACAAATCCAATTACGATCAAGATTATCACATGCAACTGCAGTTGTAAAAGAGCCAGCACATGAGTCTAAAACTAAATCACCCGGATTTGTATATGTTTTAATAAGATATTCAAATAAAGCTACTGGTTTTTGAGTACTATGTAGATTTAGTTTTTGTTTATCGGAAGAAAATTCTATTACTGATATTGGATAACGTTCAGTTGAATCATAATCTTTAAAATCATCACATTTCCCATATATCTCTCCTGTAGAAGTATTTCTTTTATGTTTAGCTGTTGATACTTTGCGAGGATGACCAAAAGTTTTCTGTGGATTATAAGTAGGTAAGTTTTTATAAAACACTAGTACATTTTCATGTGCTTTCATAGGCATTTTCTTTGCGTTAAGATGTCCAGTAGGTTGCGTCTTCTGCCAAATCCACTCATATCTGAGTAATTTAAGATTACTTATTCCTAGAATTTTATCAAAAGGTGTTTGTGCTGTTAATACAATAGCACCATTATCTTTGATAATTCGTTCATACTGAATCCAAAGACTAGGAAGGTCTATCATGGAGTCCCATGAGCATTTCGTAGTTTCGTAAGGTAAGTCGGTGAGTATCAGTGATATAGATTTATCAGCAATGCCTTTCATCTTTTCAAGACAGTCGCCTAAAATTGGTTTGTTTATCATAGTTTATAATTTAAAAGTATTCATGAATTCGTTTTTTAATATTTTCCCACTCCCTATAATCCATATTATATTTAGCTCTATTTTCAAACCAACTAATAAATCTTATATTTTTTAAATCATTAGTACCACCTTTTGATAAAGGTATTTTATGATCTAATGATGGTTTAATCCATCTATCTCCACTACTAATCCACTTTTTATATAAATAATTGAATTTTTTATCATAATAGAACTTTTCTATGTAAGAAATATAAAATTCTGTGGTTAATTTTCCTGTTGGTATATAACGAAACATTGTTTTTCTTGCTCTGTTTAAAAAAATTATTTTTTCAATATCCTTGAACGATGCTAACCATTCTATGTCCACATTATATTTTAAGTTTCCTATAATATATTTCAATTTATTTTCTCTTTTAGATGAAATATTTTTCCTGTATACTGTTATACCATTTCTTCTTAAAATTCTAGCTATCAATTTATGATTTTCTGAAAATATTATACCAATTTGACTTAAAGTCATATCATTAACAGTATATAATTTTATAATTTTTTTAATATCTCTTTTTTTGTTTATTTTATGTATATTATACATGGTTAAAAATATTCATTAATTCTTTTTTTAAATTTATTCCATTCACTTTGATCCATATTAAATTTGGCTTTGTTTTCAAGCCAACTAATGAATTGATAATTATTTATCTCACTTAAACCTCCTTTAGATCTTGGTATAATATGATCTAAAGAAGGTTTAATCCACTTATTCCCAGTTTCTATCCACTTATCATATAATGTGTTAAATTTTTTATCATAATAAAATTTTTCTATGAAAGAAATATACATTTCCGTATTAAACTCGGAACAATTTATACGGTGGGTAATAGATAAATTAAGATATCTTAATTTTTTAATATTATCAAATTGAATTAACCACTCTAATGTAACATCATATTTCAAGTTTCCTGCCATATTTTTTAGTGATTCTATTCGTGTTTTTAGTACACCTTTACGTGATCTTTTCTTTACGATAATACTATTTTCTTTTAACAATTTTGAAATATAATATTTATTAGTATTTAGAATTCTAGAAATATCATTAATACAAATATCTTCTTTGACATACATTTTAATTATTTTCTTTTCTGTTTGTTTATCAAATACTATTTTTGCTGGCATATTGTAAAAGTTAAAATATCATTAATATTATATTGTCTGTACTCATCTACCAATAAAAATCTTTTCTTTAAAAAATATTTTTTAGAATGTTCGTAAAGTACTAAATACTTATTTTTAACAGATTTTACTGTA